ATTGAACGATTTACCAATTTTTGTAATGTAAAGTTATCATCTAAATTAGATACTTTGAATTTTTTATATAAATTATCTAATAACTTTACAGATGTCAATTTTAACATAACATTTTATCTCCAATATATATATATATAAATATAAAACTAATTTATTATAACATATTTTTTATCTTTTTTCTCAGCTTCTTTTAAAGCACTATTAGTTCCTTTAGACGTAATTCCTTTTGGTACAAAGGCAACTACTACATCTGAATATTCAACTAAATTGTTATTTCTTTCATGATAATGCCAAACAGCATATGGTTTACCATAATTATAACTTTCTAAAACACAATGTTGATTATATCGATAATGAGCGGGCGGAAATTCTGAATACTTAGTATCAAACTCCAAAGCATACTTTTTAGCATATCCATCAGCACCCTGTTTTTGTCCGCCGCTTACAATCTCTAATTCATCACCATATTTATCTTTTAGTTTAAAAATAAACTCTTGTATTCGCCTTTTATTTGTATATTTCCTACTTCCTACGATTGCTACTTTCATAATCGTTCCTCTTTTGTATTTTAGATGGTTTCTCCGATGTACTAAATTTAGCACATTTATGAAATTCGTCTAAGCCCTTTAATATTTGTTCTTCATTGTAATAAATATATTCAAATCTAACTCTATCCAATTTTCCAGCATTATCATTATCAGTGATATTAAACCACACAAAATCACCTGGTTTTAAATTATTACCAACTCTTATATTAGTTTTAAAATGTAAACTAGACTCATACTCTAATAAAAACTTCTTTAAATCCTTTGTAGAAATAGTACCATCTCTGTACCACAAACGTAAATAAAAAACTATTGAATCAGCACTAATTTCTGATAATTTATCTATAACATCTTTTTCATATGGCTTATTTAAAAAATGTAATAAATTCATTCTAACATTTACTTTCATCATTATTTAACTCCCGCGTCACAATACTCTGTCTGATTAAAATCGCAAAATCTGCAGTTCTTTTTAGATGCTTCCTTCTTATAAGTATATTCAGTATTATATTCTCCATCAGAATTAAAACATTCTGTCATAAACTCATCTAATCTTTTGACTACCTGATTAATTGATGGTTTTCCATTTGCGGGCACAAACTTTTGAACTCTCTTCTGTGGGTAATCTGTATTCTCCCACAATTTTCTTTTAACTATAAAAAACTCTACTTCAATCTTTTCTATGGGATGGTTATATTGTTTAGCATAAAATTGCTTATATAGTAATAACTGATCACCTTTTAGTTTATCAGCCTTCATATATTTGTTCCAACCCATAGTAGAAGTCTTTATATCATATATCTTAATTACATTTCTAACTGTATCTTTAATAACAACATCCAAATATCCTACGAACTTTATATTGTTTGGCATATCGTAACCAAGAGGAACTTCTATACCAACCAACTCATAACCTTTCTTACTAAAATATTGAGCTCTCTTCTTTCGTAAAAAATTAAGTATCTCTACTCCTTGTGTATAGAATTCAACCATATCTCTTTCAGTACAAAATTCTACTCCCCCATTTTGTTTAAGAGCTTCCTCAAAATTCCGTTTCATTCTAGTTCGTAACATATCTTCTAATGGAAGTTGTTCTGCTAACTTAGCAGTATCATTATACATTACAGTTAAAAATGTCTGAATGACTTCATGCATAGATTTACCAAAGAGAGTATAAATACTTTCTTTGAACTCCCTCTTACCATCTATATATGCAGTCTTCCATCGATGTGGGCATTGTGCCCACATTGAATATTGACTGTAGGATATATTTTTCACTTGCCCCATTTACCATTCTTTACAATCGTTGCCATAATACCATAGTTGGATACATCAAGAAATGCATCTTCTATTGGTTCACCATTTACTGCTGCTTCCTTACCACCCATCAATAAAGTTTTCAATCTTTGAATTTTATCATTCATTCTAAACCATAATCCCGTTAATGATAATTTAACTTCTTCGGGTGTTTGTAATTGTGTACCAACACTAATATTACCTGGACCATAATCGTGCTGCTTATGTAAAAACAATTCATATTGTTCTCGTTGTAATCTACGAAACTCTGCTGTCATTTGTGGCCATTCTTCTTCCATTTGTTGAATAATGGATTTTCCAATCCATTCGTCTTCTTCCTCATATGATACTTTTTTATTTGATTCTTTTATTATTTTACTCATTATAACCTCTTAATTTGCCTTTTAATTTTTTTATTAAGATAATATACATAAATATGTTTGGGTTTTCTCTTCTTAAAAAATATATTTTTATCCCCTGCATTATATCTTCTTTTTAGTTCTCTACCATATGGTCTTTTATCTTGATTTAAAGATCTAGAGTGATATTCTTTACCATCCACCATCAATACCCTTGCAGGAGATGTTTCTCCGAAATACTCAAAATTTGTAGCTTTATATATTGTTCCTACATGACCATAATGTTGATCAGCAAATGAAACCACAACCTCTACATCAGTATTTTGTTTTAACCACCTCAAAGTTTTACCAATAAAATAGCTTTCTGTATTCTTTGGCGTTTCATCAATACAAACTAATCTCCTTAACTCCATACACCTATCAGGATTAATTGAGTTATATTTTTTAGCAGTATGTGGCATTGATGGCATAGCATATAACATAGCTCCAATCATCTTTGGCAATCCAAAGTTGCCCTCTGTATATAAACCGAAATGGTGGTAAGATTGAATGCCATTTATATTATGTGAATAATGATATTTCTCTATAAAACTGGTAACTGCTTTTCGGTTTATATACTCAACTGTGAAGTTGGTTACACTCATAAGCCAATCTTATGAATCTCCTCAATCGTTCTACCGTACTTCAATAGAATATCAATAAGTTCTGCTTGTCCTCCATGTGATAACTCATACATATCTACAGCATCTGATGCTTCTCGCAAACTAATCTGTAAATGTTTAGCTACTATTTCATAAACCCATTCTGGATATTTCATCTTTTTATCTCCTTTAATATATTTTAACCATTGTCTTTTCTTTGGTAAAATGTCTGTATAAACTTTATATAATTCTTTTGGTTTTAATGGATATTTCTGTACTTCATTTACAAATTCTATCCACTCCATTTTCATTGAAAGAAAACGATTAACCATATAATTTGACCACGACTTTTTATCTTCATCTGAAATCTCATCCCAATAGTTAGAATGCTGTCGAGATGTTATAGCATTTATGTGATCAAATAAATTCTTTCTTTTAATCTTCGCCATCTTGCTTAAACTTATCTGGCACTCTCCCACAATTACCACAACTATATACCTGAATTGGTATTAGTGCTTCTTGACCAGTAGGTGAAACTATTGATGAAAGTCTTTTTATAAAAAATGCTGGTATAAAAACAGAATTGTCACAATCCTCACATTTTATAGTTTCAGCATCTTTCAGATCTACTTGTATCTGAGTTTGTACTTTTGGTAACGGCTTCTGTGGTTTCATATTCATTTTATAACTCCTAAATTATTTCATCCACTAATCCATATTTTAGACAAGTGTTAGCATCCCATAGTAAATCATGTTTCAATATTTCATCTAACTTTTTCATTGGAACTTTTGTATATTCTTTATATACATTTTTAATCGTTTCCATCATTAAATCTAAATTCTTTTTCTCATCTTCTATTTCAGAATATTTTCCCCACAATGATGAAGATAATTGATGAATCAACATATAAGAATTTCTACTCATAAATCTTCTTCCACCTACTACAGAAATAAATGTAGCTGCACTCGCACAAAATCCATCTACATAAGTTTCAACAGGAACTTTACATCTTAATACCGTATCCATTGATGAAATACCTGCAGTGATTGAACCACCACCTGAATTTATAAGTATTTTAATTGAAGGTGGGTCTATGTCCAAATTATGTCCAAGTGTTAAACTTTTAGATTCTATTTCACCAACCTTTTTATTTAATTCTGCTGCACTATCCCTGTTTACATTAGAATAATAATAAATTTTGTTCTCATGAACTGCTATATGTTTTTCTTCTGGTTTTGGTTTTTGTACTAATTTTTGTGGGGCTTTCTTTTCACCCCAATACTTTTCGTCCATTATTTTATTACTCCCAATAGTTCAATTAACATAGCCATAGCATTGATCTCCTTATCAACTACCTGACCATCACTTAACTCATACTTAGCAATTACTAAAATACATTCAGCAACATGACCCTTTCCATAACTATCTACTTCATCATATAATAATCTAAATAAATCAGCGAAATCTCTAATCTGAGAGTCTGCTACTAACTGTCTTATATTTTTAAATGCACTTTTTTTATCTTGTATCTTTAATATTTCTAATAACTTTAACTTATAATCATTCTCTACTATACTCTGTTTATCAACTACCAACTTACCATCAATGGACTGTCGTTGTGCAGAATTTATAACTCGTCTAATATCAGGGTATCCAGAATTTACTAATATTTTCAAATCATCTAATTCATAAACAACATCTTCCTCTTTGAGAATCTGAACCATTCTTTGTGCAACTTCTGACCTCGAAGGTGGTATTATTTGAAAAGACTGACAACGACTTTGTATTGGGTCTATGATCCTCTCTACATAATTACAAGTCAAGATAAATCTACAATGTTTTGAAAATGTTTCCATAAGATTACGAAGAGCAGCTTGGGAATGAGGACTTATATAATCTACCTCATCTAAAGTAATAATTTTATTATCTTTAAAACCAATTGTAGAAGCAAAATTTCTAACTTTAGGTATCAAATCATCAACTCTTCTTACATCTGATGCGTTAATATATAGATAATCACATTCTATTTGATTCACTAATATTTTTGCGAGAGTGGTCTTACCTGTACCAGCCTTTCCATACAG